AGCCCGAGCGCCGAGGCAGTCATCTCCGGGTCTGTGCCATACCATTGATTGCGCTCTTGCCACGCCATCGTCGTACGGTCAGGTTGCTGGATACTAGCCTGCCCTTGCGGAATTTGTACCTCAGTTTCTGGGGCCTGTAAAGTAGGGCGATAATTATTAAGCTGCTGCATCTTGAGCGCTGCATCAGTTAGCTTGCGCTGTGACTCCACAACACGATCTGCATCACCCGCTTCATAGGCATCACGGTACAACCGCTCCGCCTCTTTAAGTTCGTATTCTGTCTGTTGCTTATAACTCAACAGCAAGTGGTTTTCGCCGTCGCTCAACGTAGACTTCAGTCGCTTGTTTTCTTCAAACAAACGCTGAGCAGCGCTAAGAGTTTCCTGCTGTTCACGGAACGCGCGCTCCTTTTCACGGCGCTCGTCGTGCCAGACCTTCTTCATCTGCTTAAGGCGAAGCTTTACCTTCTCCGAATACTCCTCAAGCTCATCAGCTTCGAGCTCGTCCACGATCTCCTTAGGCATAGGCTCGCGCCCACGGTCCTGCTCCGGAGTGTCGTCTTCGACTTCAATATCGGGTTTACTTCGCGGTTCAGAAACAGGGGTTTCGTCAGTCTCGATCTCAAATTCAAACTCGTCGTCTGGCTGGATAGCCATGATTACGTCTCCTTTTGTACGGGCAAGCCCGTTTATTTGCGCCGAATACCCCTCGGGTCTTCGACTACTGCTTCCACGCTATCGTCATTGATAATGCGGAACTCACGGCCATGAATTTCCACCCGAGTGCCCGCATTGGGGCGCACAAGGACAAAATCGCCTTCTTCGCACCACGGGCCAGAGGGGAACCGCTTTGCGTCAGCGTAGGCATCAGGGCCTACTTTGACGACAAACAGCACAGTCGTAAGGAGTTCTTCCCGCTCAATCGTGCTACCGGTCTTGAAGATGCCACCCGTGGTCTTCTCTTCAATGTCGGGGATGGCACACAGGATGCGATAGCCCTGTGGGTCGGGAAGCTGCTTAGCCCGGTCCTCGACGGGAACTTCAGGCTCTTTGAGTGGTGCGTTAAGCACTTTGCCGTCCACGCCAACGAGGGTGGGGGCCGCAATACCTACGATCTCAGTCATCATCTTGCTCCAGCTTTTGGGCTGTCTCGATAATAATATCCTTAGCGGTCAGAAGGCCGCGATACCGACCACAGGCGAACTTGTAGTCACCAATCTCGGACGCTTTACCCATCGCAAGGTCACGCTCGATGTCCTTGCACGCTTCGTCTATCCTGTGAGCTAGGTGTAGTAAGACTGTACTCATTCATTTTCCTTAAGTGGTGCGTTGGAAACAGGGGGTTTCTCTGCGTTTTGTGCCATCTGCGAGGTCTCACGCGCGACTTGCACGCCGATGCGAAGCCCGGCTTCTTGCTCCTTGGCGGACAAATTAGCTTTATCCGTTGCAATCTTGGCTCCAACTTGGAGGCCAGCGATTTCTTTCTGCGCGGCGATGCGCTCGCGTTCCACGTCCATACGGTCCGTCTTCTCAGCGGCGTCGATCTGAAGCTTCTGTTGCTTTAGCTGGAGCTCGCCCTGTTTAAGCTGCAACTCCTGCATCTGCATCTGCACAATGGGGTCCTGAGCCATCTGCTGGCTCTGTTGCTGCTGAGCTGCGGACTGGTTCTTCTGGAGAAGCTGGCCTGCGGCAGCGGCTGCCAGACGCGAAACCTGAAGCTCAACATCTTCCGACATATCCGAATCTGGTGGTGGCAGCGGGACGCCTGCCTGAAGCTCGATCTGACGGCGATACTCAAACGCCACGTGCTCTTGGATATGCGCTGCCATGGCGGCCATCATCTGCTGCGCCTGCGGGTTCTGGCCCATTAGCTGCTGGATCGTGGGGTCCTGCATCGCGGTTATATGGACGGTAATATGCGCCTGATGGTCTTGGTACATGAACGCCTTGACCGGCTTCATATTCAGGACGTCCATGTTCTCGCTAACCGGATCACGCGGCTTACGGTCGTCGTCGTCCTTCAAGGGCACAAGCTTCTGAGCATTCTTGATGCCCAACACCTCAAGCATCTGACGGTGTAGGAAGGGCATGTCGTAGATTTGCGGCGCACCCTGCGCCAACTGGATAACTGCCTGATACTGGACAATCTTCTGCGCCATAGTGGCAGCGTTAGGGTCGCTTACCGGCAGCACATCGACGTTGGCGTAGTCGGACTTCTTGGCCTTGCGGCTGCCTTCTTCTGGCTCGTAGGAGTAAGACTCCGGCGTATAGTCAGCGATGATGTGCTTGAGGAGCTTGAACTCCTGCTTCATCGAGTAGTGGATGCGCGCCTGTACCGCCGACATCATCTTGAGACTGCGCTCAAGGATAGCCAGTGTTGTCCCCACAGGGGCGTTTGCCGACATATCAGAGACCTGAAGGTCCGCCATACCAGCGAAGCGACGGCCTTCCTCTACGATGGTACCCAGCAAGCTGTAGAGGACCTGACTTGGCTCTTTATACGGCAGCGGCATAATGTTGTCGCGCATCGTGCCTGACGCCACGTCCACGTCTCGCCACTCAGCAGGGCTGATGGGCGTATCATCACCCTTTACCCGTAGCCCCTTAGTCTTAAAGCCACCGGGCAGGTTGCTCAGTGTGCCCGCATCGACAAGCTGACGGATGAGACTGGTGCCTGACTTGGCAAAGGCACCGATGAGGTGAATAAGGCCGAAGGCGTAGAAGCCAAAGCCGGGTACGTAAGAGTAGTGTACGAAGTGATTGCGCTTTGCCTTAAGCTTGTCGTCGGGCTGCCAGTTGCGCCGGATGGCGAGGATTTCGCTTGATCCCTTCTCAATCGTAACAATGTAAGGAAGAGCGATACCCTCATCGTCCTTATCCCTAAATTTGTCATCCTCGATGACGAGATCAACCTGCATTTCCAACAACTTGAAGCGGTCGTCGGTCGTAGCACGGAAGCCAAGGCGCTCCGCAATCTTCTTCTCGACCTCGTCAAGCGTGTTTTCAGGGTCTCCAAGCTCCACATCACGGTAAAAGCCGTCACGCTGGAGCTTTTTAAGCTCGTTTGGCGTCTTGCGCATCACATGGGTGACACGCTCAGCAGATTCGAGGTTAGATGCGCCATAAGGCACCACAACGTCGTCTGCGGGCACGTACATCGACACCTGCCGACCCATCGACGGGTCGTAATACACCTTTTTGAACGCGTTACCCGCAAGACCAAGGCCCCACAGCATCCGTTCGTGCTCTGGGCGGTACTCAATCATGCGGTCAGTCAGCTGGTAGTTCATGTCGTCTTGGACGCGCCGCGCTGCATCGCGCTTTTGCGGTGTTTCTTTGCCGATAATCTGCGTCCGCACCGGCCCTTGAGCCGGGAACGTCTCCATCATGGTCTCAGCTTGAAACTTAACGACCGATTCAGCGAGGAGTGGGTGGTACACACCGCAAGCACCGGGCCACGGCTCGGTACGGTCTTCGACTTTCATCCCCAGAAGCTCTAAACCATCGACATAAGTCTGTATCCAGTCGCGGCGACTGGCAATATCGTCATCGTAGTCCCCGATTAGGTCGCCTACAAGCTCGGTCAGCTCGCTGTCATCAAGGACTTCTGCAAGGTTTTCATTAAATTCTTGGTCCTCGCCGTCATCACCGGGCTCAATCTCAATCTCCAACCCATCCATGCCGATGGTAACGGACTCAGGGTCCTCGATCTCGATCTCAATGTCGGGCTCTGTGTTCACTCCCGGCATCACACCTCCGGAAAACGACGCATCAAGACCCAGCGGCGCTTGATTGAGAGCTTTATCAACGGCCATTAGATTAGCTTCCTTTGTTTAGCTGGGTTACCATCGTCGATGACGACGCCGCCAGATGCCTTGAACAGCGCATTCAGTCCATGTGGTTTCATCTTACCTTCGGGAGTATGGTACTTATAGTTCGGGTCCGACTTTAGATATGGATCAGTATCGCGCTGCTTCTCCTTCATCAAAGGAAGCCCGTATTTTTCCCCTTCACTGAAGGCGCGACTAATAAGATTTAAAAAGTCTTTGTTCTTAGGGTTAAGCGTAGCCTGCTCATGCTTTTCCATGGCTTTAGCATAATCAAAACCGGTCTGCCCCTTCCAGTTTTTACCTAAACCGTTCCACACAGCGTGAAACGGTACGTCCTTCTTCTTGGCAATACGGTCAGCGTAGTTAATCATTCCCAAATAAT